TAAACGTGAACGATGGGAAACCGTATTCGATCGGCAAAATGTATAGCGCTAAAATGAATAATATGAAAAGCAAACTTTCATATTTTGGCTTGCGACAATAAAATAACCCTAAAAATTGGGGGGGGGTACTTCCCTTCAAAAGTTGATTATGGTATAATTTATGACAGTGTACACAAGGGAGGATTCAAAAAGATGCCTAAGAAAAACACAAAGAAAAATGGATTCTTTAAGACGCTCAGCGATGCTGTCGGAATTGAAATGGCCAAAAAGATTGTGATTCTAATGATTATCGCTGTCCTCCTGATTGGAGCAGCAATCGGCATCGGAAGCAGGGTGTTTATTGGCAGCCGCATGACGCAATTCGACCTTCACGCGATTGGTGAAATGGCAACTCAGGCTGGATATTATACGAACGTTGAGGTGATCGAAGACAGCAAGACATTGTGGAAGATCACACTGCCGTTTACTAGCAGCAAGTATATTTTCAGCTATGACGGCGTGATCAAGGCAGGCATTGACTTTGAAGAGATTCAGTGGAGTGTCAACGACGTTCTCAAGCAGATTACTGTCGATCTTCCCGAAACGAAGATTCTCAGCAATGAGATTGATACGGATAGCCTTTATGTCTACGATGAATCCAGAAGTATATTCAGCCCGCTGACAGTTGAGGATATCAACGAGTCGCTGATTGCGCTCAAGGGAGAATCGGAGGAGAAGGCGATCGGAAACGGAATCCTTAAAGAAGCGGAAGCAAATGCCAAGGTATTGATTCGCGGATTCCTTGCCGGCTCCTATCCCGATTATGAGATCATCTACGAAGAATAATAAATACTTAATCCCCGCGAAAAATGCAAGGTTTTCTATGGAAGACTAAACATTTTCGAAAGGGGATTTTTTATATGTCTATTGGAAAACTGTTTTGTATTTTATTGATCGGAACGATTGTATATTGTGTTGGTTTCTTTTCCGGAGCAGCAATGATGGAAAAGATCAACGACGAATACAGAAATCAGGTTAATCAAAATGCGGAACGAATCCGGGCGGAAAGAAAGACCAGATACGAGATGAAACATCTTAAAGCGGAGGCTTAACATGGCCTCTTCGCTTTGATCGCGAAAAATACAAGTCTCTTTATGAAGAACATAAATAACTCTTTTGAGGAGGCTTGAATATGGGATTTGTTGGATTTGTATTTTTTACTTTTCTGGGCATTTGCACAGCGGTGATTTGCGCCAGAAGCGGAAAACTGATTATCCGATTCATCAACAGATTTTTTGACGGACTCGAACAGCTATTTACTTGATTCCTAAGGGGAGGCTTTGCACGGCCTTTCCCTTTTATTTTTGAGAGGAGAAAATCTATGAACATGAACAATCCTGCATTTTATCGAACGATCAATTTCGATCGGGAAATCTTCGCAAGCGTGTTGTTTAAGAACAATTTATCTATCAATAAACTTGCGAAAAATCCTAATATTCATTGTAGCGCGAGTCGAATTAAAAAATATGTCGAAGAAGGACGTATGCCGGAATACATTGCAATATCGATTTCGGAAGTGTTGGGTATCGATAGAAACAAGTTATTTGGATTATCCACAGAAGATCGTATTCGAATGAGATACGGAGATCGTGAAGGATATATTATTGATCTGATGGAAGAAAAATACCAAACAAAAGATTATTTTGTTATGCTGCATCGTGGAATGACAGTTCTTGAGGCCAATGAATATACACAGTGTCGATTGAGACAGCTACAGCTTACCGAAATGGCAAAAACCGAATACGTTTCTGAATAAAGGAGAAAAAAGCAAATGGAATTCACGAAAACCTTTGACAAGCTCGCAGCTCTCGCCAGTTTGAAAAACATGATGAGCGGAGGAAAGAGCAATCCGGTGACGAGTCTGATGGAGAATCCCGAAGATTACAAACTGGAAGCCTACATTGACGGTGATGAAATCGTGATCAGACTCAAAAAGAGAAACAGATCTCTTCCCGGAAGAATACCAGCGAAACCAACGAGAAAACCGCTTCCGCCGCCTAAAACGCGATAATCGCAAGGTTTATTATGAAAGGAAGTGAGCAACATGCTTGATAAGATCAAGAATATTTTCTTCAGCAAGACGACTGGTAAAATTATCCTTGGAGTTGGTATCGGATATACCATTCTGAATGGCATTTATCAGGAAGAAAGCCGAAAAAAGGAAATGGAACGACTGATTGAAGCAGCCGTTGACAAGCGACTGAATCAGGAGAAATAAGCCCCTAACAAGGGCTTTTCTCTTTTTCGGAGGGATTATGACCAAACAAGAAGCCATCGAAGGGCTGGAAATGTATGAGCGAATGTGTTGCTTTGAGCCGAGGGCTTACTGGAGCAAATACGATTTCGCTTACAAATGCTATGCGAAAAGTCTTGTTTCGTTTGTTATTGCTCGAATAAATCGATGTGATGATGAACCGATCATGGTAATTCGAGCCATGAAGGATGAACTTGACGATATCATTGAGAATACAAAGAATGAGCAAACGTGGGATTTTTGTTCCACGATGCACCGTATTCTTGATGATATTATCTTATGGCTTAGATAGGAAATGAAGTATGAGCAGTTATGAGGCAGTCAGAAGATTGCAGAAATTTCAAAAAGTATACTGTTATGGCTCGAAATACAGCTGGAAAAAGACCAGTCTTATGATGAGAAGTTATGCCGATACTCTTATTTCTATTTTAATAGAAAAGATTGAGGAGTATCCGGAAGAAGACCCAATCGTTATTATCAAGTTTCTTCAGAGTGATATCGAAGATTTGATGTGCATGAGTGAAAATGAACGTACAAGAACGTTCTGTTCACATATGATGGAAATCTACAAAGAAATCCTAAAACGAATTATCTAAGGAGGAAAAGACAATGAAGGTTATGCGCAAGATGATGATCAAAACGAACGAATTCTGTATCGGTGATCAGATCAAGGTAAAGGTTCGCGGTATGGGCACGTTTACCGCTACTGTTCACAAGATTCTCGACAATGGTGAGGTACTGTTCGTGTTTGATCAGTGCGTTGCCCGCAGGCAGATGAACTCGACGAATACGAACGAAGGCGGCTTCTCGAACAGTGAACTGAGTAAGTGGCTCTATAATGAGTTTTCGCACAAACTTCCGGCAAAGATCACCAGCCGACTGATCGATATCGGAATTCCGTCTTACGGGATGATGTTCGGCCATGACGAGCAGTTTTATAAGGACTATATCGAGCCTGACAATGATGAGCAGCTTGAACTGATGAAAATCCGCAGGAATCGCGTAGCGGATTATGAGGATAAGGAAAATGGATGCGGCTGGTACTGGTTGTCCAATGCCACGAAGAAGGACTGGTCCTCGGCGCACTTCGCTCGTTGCGACAGCAGTGGCCGTGCGAGCTACCACGGCGCTTCTGCCTCTAGTGGCGTTCGCCCGTACTTCGTCATTGGTTAATCAAAATCCCCGCCCCTTGTGGGCGGCGCTATAATATGAAAGGAGAATGTCCCGATGAATAAGCTGGACATCATGATGCGTCATGCCGGCGCATGGGTGAATAAACACAGCGCTCAAATTCTGATCGGTATGGGCATTGGCAGCGGAGCCGCATGCACTGTTCTCGCAGTGAAGGCGACACCGAAAGCCATGAAGCACATTGATAAGCGAAAAAAAGAACTTGATACCGATAAGCTGACGCTCACGGAAACCGTTAAGACCTGCTGGAAAGAATACATTCCCAGTGGAGTTGCGGGTGCCGTGAGCGTTTTTTGTTTGATCGGTTCCAGCGCTGTCAGCGAGAAACGAAACGCTGCGCTTGCCGCGGCATACAGCCTGAGTGAGGCAACACGCATCAATTACCGAGATAAGGTTATCGAAGTAATCGGAGAGAAAAAGGAGCAGGAAGTTCGAGACGCCATTGCAAGGGATGAAATCAAGAAGCATCCCGTTCGTGATAATGAAGTGATCGTGACTCGCGGCGGCAATACGCTTTGTTATGACTCTCTTTCCGGACGATACTTCAGATCCAGCGTTGAGAAGCTCAAACGAGCTGAAAATGAGATCAATCGTAAAATGCTTGATGAAATGTATATTTCACTCAATGATTTCTATGATGAAATTGGTCTTTCGCACATCGAGCTCGGCGACATAGTCGGCTGGAATACGGATAAAGGACTTGTGAATCTGTGGTTTTCGAGTCAGCTTACGCCGGACGACGAGCCGTGTCTGATGGTTTCCTTTCAGAATGGCCCCGACTACAATTACGATAAACTCTACTAAACCGCGAAAAAAACAAACGCTTTAATGGAAAACAAAATCCAAATTTAATCATTTTAGGAGGAAAAAACAATGATGGAGAACACGAACGAAATGATGAACATGGAACTCGCGAACGAAGCGACGACGGATCTGGTTGAGACGACTGTTGACTCTGGCAACGGTGGTATCGGTAGCTTTATCCTGCGTACTGCGATTACGATTGGCGTCTGGGAAGGCGGTAAGCGTATTGTCAAGTGGGCAGTGAAGAAGACGGCTGGTGCCATTGCGAAGGCGGAGGAAAACAAGCGCATCAAGCAGGCGAAGAAGATCGAAGGCGAAGAAGTGGTCGTCACGGACGATGTCCCCGATGTTGAAAAGACCCATCCGATTGAGTAAACGGTGAGTTTGCCGAGGAAGGCGTCCATTGCAGGGCGCTTTCCTTTTTATTTTTGTCATTTGGAGGTAAAACATGGCAGAGTATAAAGCCAATTCTCAGCGTTCCCGTGAAGAAAAGCGGGAAGCAGCTCCGAAGGAAGAGCGAAAGGTTGAGAAGGTTGTCAGCGGCGAAACGAAGCGACGGAAAAAGAACGGACTTTCCAAAGCGGCGGACAGTTTTCTGCAAAACGACGTTCACAGCGTATGGGGATATCTTGTCGAAGAGATTTTGATCCCTGCTGCAAAGCGAACACTCACCGATACATTCCACAATTTCGTAGATATGATGATCTACGGCGAAGCAAGAGGAGGCGGACGCGATCCGCGAAACGGCAGCTCGACGAGGGCTGCGTACTACTCCTACTACGATGACCGAAAAGGCGGCGGTCGTGAAAGAGTATCCGGACGAGCCCGCTCCAGATCAACATATGCGTTTGACGACGTGACGTACAGCAATCGCGGAGACTGCGAGCTGGTGCTCGATCGAATGGATGAAATTATTCAGGATACTGGCGCTGTAAGCGTTGCGGAATTCCTTGAATTGTCCGGCTATGATCCGGAACATACGGACTGGAAATACGGTTGGGATAGCCTTCGCGGTGCTGTGCCGAAGAAGCTGCCCAATGACGATTGGATCATTATGATGCCGAAGGCAACATTGATCGACTAAGGAGGAAGATATTTATGGCTACTATCAAACGAGATGACATTGTCGCTCATGATCCGGTAAATCATCCGCAGCACTATCAGGGTAAGGGTGGAATGGAAGTGCTCGATGTGATTGAGGCGTTTACGGACGGCCTTAACGGCATCGAAGCTACGGATACTGGCAACATCCTCAAGTATGCCTGCCGTTGGAAAAAGAAGAATGGCATTGAAGATCTGAAGAAGCTGGTTTATTACGCTAATCATCTGATTGCGTATCTTGAGAAGAAGCGTCAGAGCGAATTCTTCTCCGAAGTGGCATGTTCGACCCGTTCGAGTGCAAATGAAACCGGTATGGCAACCACTGTTCGTGGCTGAGAAAGGAGAGAACAACCATGAATATGAATAACATGATGGAGAAGGCTACCGGTCTGATCCACAAGGCTGGTTTTATGATGAAGCAGCATTCCCCTGAGATTCTAGTGATTTCCGGCATTGGTCTGGGCGTTTTCGGCACGGTGAAGGCCTGCAAGGCGACTGTGAAGGCTCATGAGAAGATTCAGGAATCCAAGGAACTGATCGAAGGTATTCATCAGATCGAGGAAGATGGCAAGGACAGGGAAGGCAACGACTACGGCAAGGAGGAAGCCAAGCGCGATCTGGCTACGGTATATCTGCACACCGGCGTTGAGATGGCGAAGCTTTATTGGCCGAGCGTGACCCTTGGCGCAGCAAGCATAACCTGCATTCTCTCCGCGAGTCATATTCTGAAGAGCCGCAATGCGGCACTGGCTGCCGCTTATGCGACGATTGATAACAGTTTCCGCGGTTATCGCAGCCGCGTAGCAAAGCGCTGGGGCGAGGAAGCTGAACGCGAGATCCGCTATAACATCGTAAACGAAGAGATTAAGGAGACTGTCGTTGACGAGGAAACCGGCAAGAAAAAGACGGTGAAGAAGACCGTCGCCAAGTGTGAGATGCAGGAGGGCTACTGCGACTACATGCGTTTCTTTGACAAGGAAACGTCCAAGGCCTATGAGCCGAGCAGCAGTTATAACGATATGTTCCTGAAGGCTCAGCAGACGCTGGCGAATCAGCGCCTTCGTGCATACGGCTACCTGTTCCTGAACGACGTCTACGAAGCGCTCGGCATTGAAAAGACACAGGCTGGTCAGGTTGTCGGCTGGATCTACGATGAGGAGAATCCGGTTGGCGACAACTATGTGGATTTCCGCGTGATGAAGGTCATGGTCGGGGATGAGGAAAAGCTGCTGATTGATCCGAATGTTGATGGCGCGATCGTGGAGGAAGCCGTAAAGCGCAAGCTGATGCCGCGCTGACGAACAATTGCCTAAGAGGGGGATTTGCAATGCGTAATAAGCTGATGACGACTGTACTGGCCGCGATGGCCAGCCTGTTCTTCGTAAGCGGAGTGGCTGTGCTGTCCGGCGGACGATGAAGAAAGGAATGGCGTTATGGAGTATCTGGAGGGGATTATTTATATGCTCGACACTTTACTCGATACAAAACGCAAACGACACATCACGGGCGGCATCCTGCTGAGCACATCCCTGCTCTTTGGCGGGCTTGCCATTACGGTTATGACCATCAAGGACAACGAGGAGAAAAGCTATGAACAATAAAATCTGTTTCCTCATGGGCGTTGGCATCGGGATGATTGCAGGTATGATGATCAGCCGCAGTCATTATGCAAAGCTTGCCCAGGAAGAAATCGATTCCGTCAAGGAAGCCTATGGTAAACGAAAGCGGAATGATGACGGATATTCTGCCAAGGTCGTGGTTGTGGATGAGAACCCAACGACGATGGAAGAATACAAGGATAAATTGAAGGAATGCGGCTATGTGACGGACGAGCCGTACAGAGATATCAATGAAGTCTACGATCCATACGTAATCACACCTGATGAATTCGGTGAAAAAGAGGATGAGGGATATTCAACAATCAGCATGACGTATTACGCATGCGGAACGCTGACGGACGACGCCAATCATCCGATGACGAAACGGGAGATCGAAGACGTTATCGGCAAGGATAGCCTTGATCACTTCGGCGAGCATGAGGACGACAGCCTGCATGTGCGAAACGACCGAATGAAGTGTGACTTTGAAATCCTCGCCGATCCGAGAACGTATGAAGAAGTTCTGGAAGCGACGCCTCATCTGAGGAGAGAGCTTGAGGAGGAAACCTAAGACATGGACGAGCGATATTTTGAGTGGATCGTTCGTCTCGTATGCGGAGACAACACACTAAAGAGACGCCGGTATCGAAAGCTGCTGGCGTATCTTCACGAACGTCCATTCATCTATTCGCTTGAGATGGATGAAAACCGCGCACGGGACGGCATCGATCTAAGATACCGTTATGCATCGGAAATGGGGACGTATGATATTTCCCGATCCGATCAGCCTTGCAGTGTGCTGGAGATGATGGCTGCGCTGGCCATTCGCTGCGAAGAACACATCATGTCGAATCCGGACGTCGGAGACCGGACGAGCGAATGGTTCTTTGCGATGATCGAGAGTATCGGTCTTACCGGCGAAGTAGATAGCGTATTCAACATCCGCCATGTAGAAATGCATATTGACCGCCTTCTCCACCGGGAATATGAACCGGATGGACGGGGCGGTCTTTTCACTGTACCGAACTGCCGTCATGATATGCGAGATATCGAAATCTGGTATCAGGCAATGTGGTATCTCGGCAGCTACTAAATGATCAGGAGGAAAAATGGAAATGTCTGAAATGCTCCAGTATATTTTCGGAACCATGACTGAGGCGGAAAAAGCGCTTGGTCAGATGCAGAAAATCGTGAAGAAGGCGCGCATGACGAGTCGCAAGAGTTTTGCGCTTTCCGTGATCGGAGCCGGAATAGCCGTCGCGTCCTATATTCACACCAAGAAGCTTGAAGAGCGCGTTGAGGCGCTTGAGGAAACTCTGCGCAGCGTGACGGAATATGACGAAGAAGAAACTGAGGATGAAGAGGTACAGTGATGGACGATGCTTGATTTTATGAAGATTGCGCACCGCTCCACAAAGCGAGGCGTGATCGAGATTTATCCGCAATTTCAAATCATGAAAAGCCGCGATCTGATGATCAGAGGCGGTGACTTCTATGCCATTTGGGTGGAAGAACGTGGATTATGGAGTACGGACGAGCAGGACGCCATTGACCTCATCGATCGGGAACTGGCACGCTATGAAAAAGAAAACAAAGCCCGATTTGACGGAAATACGCAGGTGCTTTACCTTCGCAACGCCGAAAGCGGCATGATTGACGGATGGCACAAGTATTGTCAGCGTCAGCTTCGGGATAATTTTCATATGCTTGACGAAAAGCTGGTATTTGCTAATACGCAGACGGAGAAGCGTGATTATGCCAGCAAGCGACTTGATTATCCGCTGGAGAAAGGAGAAACACGAGCATGGGACAGGTTGCTCAGCGTTCTATATTCTCCCGAAGAGCGGCACAAGATTGAATGGGCCATTGGTGCAATCGTATCCGGCGAATCCAAGCATATTCAGAAATTCATGGTTTTCTACGGTGCGATGGGTACCGGCAAATCGACCATCATGAACATCATCGAGCAGCTGTTTAAGGGATATACCTGTACGTTTGACGCCAAGGCGCTTGGCAGCAATAACGCAGCCTTTGCACTGGAAGCGTTCAGGGACAATCCTCTGGTGGCCATTCAGCAGGACGGCGATCTGAGCCGGATTGAGGACAACACCAGACTGAACAGCCTTGTTTCGCACGAGGATATGACGGTCAATGAAAAGTTCAAGTCTCAATACTCCAATCGATTCAAATGTTTTCTGTTTATGGGTACAAACCGGCCTGTCAAGATTACGGACGCCAAGAGCGGCCTGATCCGAAGGCTGATTGACGTATCCCCAACAGGCGACAAGATTCCATCCAAAGAATACAAGGTTCTCGTCAGCATGATCCCGTTCGAGCTGGGTCACATTGCGAGCAAATGTATGGACGTCTACATGGACAGTCCCAGCAAATATGATGACTACATTCCCAAGAACATGATGGGCGCAAGCAATGACTTTTATAATTTCGTGCTCGACAGCTGGCATGTGTTCCGAAAGGACGATGAGACAACGCTCAAGTCCGCATGGGAAATGTACAAAACATATTGCGAGGATGCGAAAGTTGGATATCCGTACTCACTTCGAGCATTTAAGGAAGAGCTGAAAAACTATTTCCGCGAATACTCCGAGCGTTTTATTCTGACGGACGGAAATCGGGTCAGGAACTACTATAAGGGTTTCCGTTATGAAAAATTCGAAAGCGAGAGAGAAGACGAGGAAGATGAAAACAAACCTCATCTGATCGAGCTGAAACAGCAGGCATCGATCTTTGACCGTGAGCGTGCAGATTGTTATGCGCAGCTTGCAGGCGAAAACGGAAATCCAACGAGAAAATGGGAAAATGTGAAGACCAGATTAGCTGGTATCGACACTTCACAGCTTCATTTTGTGAAGCCGCCGGAGAATCATATCGTGATTGACTTCGATATTTGTGACCGAAGCGGACAGAAGCTCTTTGAAAAGAATCTCGAAGAGGCGAGCAAATGGCCGCCGACCTATGCGGAAGTCAGTAAATCCGGATGCGGCATTCATCTGCATTATATCTATTCTGGCGATGCGAGCAAGCTTAGCCGAATTTACGATGACAAAATCGAGGTGAAGGTGTTTACCGGCAACAGCAGCCTGAGAAGAAAGCTGACCAAATGCAACGATCTGCCGATCGCGACCATTAGCTCCGGGCTGCCGCTTAAGGAGGAAAAGAAAATGGTCAACTTTGATCGGATCAAGAGCGAGAAAGGGCTTCGGACGCTGATCAAGAGACATCTGAATAAGGAAATTATGGGCTCGACAAAGCCGAGCATGGATATGATTTTCAAGATTCTGGATGAGGTGTACGAGAGCGATCTTGAATACGATGTGACGGATATGCGTCCAGCCATTCTTGCATTCGGTGCAAGCAGCACGCATCAGGCGGACGTCTGTATCAAGATGGTCAACAAAATGAAGTTCAGATCGAAGGAAACGACGGAGATGCCGAGTTCCATCGATCACGACGGAGATCTCAGTAAGCTGGTTTTCTATGACGTTGAGGTATTTCCGAACCTGTTCCTCGTGAACTGGAAGGTGGCGGGAGAGGAGAACAAAGTCGTCCGGATGATCAATCCGAAGCCGGCTGAAATCGGCGTATTGATGAAGCACAAGCTTGTCGGATTCAACTGCCGCAGGTATGATAACCATATTCTCTACGCGAGACTGATGGGATATACCAATGAGCAGCTTTACAACCTCAGTCAGAGAATCGTTTCCGGAAGCGCCAACTGTTTCTTCGGTGAGGCATACAACGTATCGTATACGGACGTGTATGACTTTGCAGCAAAGAAGCAGAGTCTTAAAAAGTGGGAAATCGAGCTGGGTATCCACCATCAGGAGCTTGGTCTTCCGTGGGATCAGCCGGTTCCAGAGGAACTGTGGTTCAAGGTTGCAGAATATTGTGACAACGACGTGATTGCGACGGAAGCAGTATTTAATGCCTGCAAGAGTGATTTCCTGGCGAGACAGATTCTGGCGGACGTTGCTGGTATGACGGTTAACGACACGACGAATAGCCTGACCACGAGAATCATCTTCGGCAGTGAGAGAAAGCCGCAGAGTCAGTTCAACTACCGAGATATGGGATTGATTCCGGAAATCACTTCCGTTCGACCCGATCTGAAGCTTGAGTGTGATCCGCATTACACAATGTTTGATGAGAAGGCGCGTCCTGTATTCCCTGGATATGAGTACAAGAACGGCATTTCTACATACCGAGGCGAGGAAGTCGGTGAGGGCGGCTATGTCTACGCTGAACCGGGCATGTATTCGAATATCGCACTGCTGGACATCGCTTCCATGCATCCGTCGTCGATTATTGCTGAAGAGCTCTTTGGCTATGAATTCACCAAGCGTTTCCAAGAAATCCGAGACGCCCGCGTCGCTATTAAGCACGGAGACTTTGAAGCTGCCCGCAAAATGCTGGGTGGCGCATTGGCTAAGTATCTGACAGACGAAAGCGCGGCAAAGGATCTGGCTCAGGCGCTGAAGATTGCGATCAACTCGGTATACGGTCTGACGAGTGCTGGCTTTGAGAATGCATTCCGTGATCCGCGCAACAAGGATAACATTGTTGCTAAGCGCGGCGCATTGTTTATGATCAACCTGAAGCATGAGGTGCAGAAGCGCGGCTATACCGTCGCTCACATCAAGACCGACTCGATCAAAATTCCTAATGCCACCAAGGAAATCATTCAGTTTGTCATGGATTATGGCATGATGTACGGCTACACATTTGAGCATGAGGCAACTTATGACCGCATGTGTCTGGTGAACGACGCTGTATATATCGCCAAGTATCGCGACGGAAAGCACGCCGGAGAATGGACGGCAACAGGCAAGCAGTTCCAGGTGCCGTATACATTCAAGACACTGTTCAGCAAGGAACCGATCACGTTTGAGGATATGTGCGAGACCAAGTCCGTATCCACGGCGATCTATCTGGACATGAACGAAGCGCTTCCGAATGTATCCCATTACGAGGACGAGCTCAAGAAGCTTCGCAAGAAGATGAGTGAACGCCCAGTCGAAGGCGGAGAAGCACGGATTGAGGAACTGAAAGAACTGATCAAGGCCGGACACGATTACCGGTTTGTGGGTAAAGTTGGACAGTTCTGCCCGATCCGGGAAGGATTCGGCGGCGGTATGCTGATGCGAGAATCGCTGAATAAGAAAACCGGCGAGCAGACGTTTGTATCTGTCAGCGAATCGACTGGCTATCGCTGGCTTGAAAGCGAGATGGTCAGGATCATGGGCTGGGAAGAGAGAATCGATAAACGCTTCTACAACAGTCTCGTTGATTCCGCTCTCGCAGCGATGAGCGTATACGGCGATGTTGAACAGTTCATCGAAAGCAAGGAATTCATTCCGGACAATATGCCGCCGTGGGATTGTAACGAGGAACCGATGGCAGCATGACAAAAGAAGGAGAAAAAGCTAATGTACCTTCGTAAAAAGAGGGAGCACCCCAAGCGCGTATATTTCTATGGACTGGACGAGGCATACAAACTCGTCCATTTTTATTTCTGTCCCAAGGAGGAATTGTCGATCTGGAATATCCGGGCAACCGGTAAAACCATGCGGCACGATTTCCCGAATGTCCGCTATGTATTCGCCGTTGACAACAGCGCACTGATTTATATGGCTTATCGGGACCTCAGGCGTCAGGATTCCACGGAAAACCGCGTTGAATTCAAAATGATGCTGGAACAGTACGGCATCGAAATATAACAAAGGAGCGTATATTTATGGCTTACAACAAGATCCCGAACGTGATGTTCGAAAACGCGAGACTCCTTTTCCGCAATTTTGCCGGAAATGAAAACCGCTACAATGTTGCCGGAAACCGCAATTTCTGCGTTGTGATCCCGGATGAAGATATGGCTATCCGGATGAAGAACGACGGATGGAATGTTCGCCGCAGAGAGCCGCGTGATCCCGGCGATGCGCCGACCTACTATGTACAGGTTACGGTTCGCTTCAACCATATTCCGCCGAAGATCATGATGATCACCCGAAGGAACCGGACGAAGCTGGATGAGGAATCCATTGCGAGTCTTGACTATGCGGAGATCAAGATGGTTGATCTGACGATCCGCGGCTATGAATGGGAACCTGGCAAGATCAAGGCGTATCTCAAGACGATGTATGTCACGATCGAGGAAGATGAATTCGAGGCGAAGTACGCCGACGAAGAGTATCCTGGTGAGGATGACGACAGGTTCTGATCGCCTACATGGAAAGGAGAAAAGCTATGACCAATATGACTATTGCTCCGAAATTCTTTACCGGGCGAATTGTGGCGACAAGGGATGTTGCGGAACGGATGAATCGTGAGAAGCTTTTTGGTGATTTCGTTTCGGATTGTCTCAAGCGTCACGTTACCGGAGACTGGGGCGACATGTGCAAAGAGGATGCTGCGCTGAACGACGCTTCTATGAAGGCGCGGGAAGGACGTATCCACAGTAGCTATATTTTCCCGGAGACGAAGGAAAAGATCTGGATCATCACTGAATCGGATCGCTCCTATACGACGGTGCTGTATCCGAGTGAATACTGAGAGGATCTATGCAAAAAGAGAAAGTCATCGGCTGCATGCTCAGAAGCCGAATCGTTAAAAACATGATCGGTAAGCTTGCGCATATCAATCCTGACGGTACTGCGATTATCGTCGTGGATGGGACCAGCCTGCTTACCTGTCTTGAAAACTGGGAAGTCGTATAAGGCGGTGAAGGAAATTGGCTGGAATCAGTCTGCGGGATTATCAGCTTGATGCCGTGAAGCGAATGAAAAACGGATGCATATTATGCGGCGGCGTAGGTAGCGGTAAGAGCAGAACGTCACTCGCATATTATTATGCGAAAAACGGCGGCAAACTGAACACAGCCCTTCATGTGATGATGTGCAATCCGAAAGATCTTTATATCATCACCACCGCACGAAAACGGGATACGCTGGAATGGGAGGGGGAGCTTGCTCCCTTTCTCATGTCCACGAATCCTGACGGAAACGCTTATCCTAACAAAGTCATCGTTGACAGCTGGAACAATATTCAGAAATACAAAGACGTCCGTGGGGCGTTTTTTATTTTTGATGAGCAACGGGTAGTCGGCTATGGCGCATGGGTAAAGGCGTTTCTCAGAATCGCAAAGCATAACGAATGGATCCTTCTTTCCGCCACACCTGGGGACACATGGACGGATTATATTCCGGTATTTATCGCAAATGGATTCTACAAAAACAAGACGGAATTCATTGATGAGCATGTGATCTTCAGCCGGTTTACCAAATATCCCAAGATCGACCGGTTCATCAACACGGGAAAACTACTAAAACACAGACGAGATATTCTTGTGACGATGAACTTTGAGCGGCAAACGGTAGCGCATCACGAGGACGTTTATGTTCGATATGATATCGAAGCGTATAAGGATGTCGGACGCAATCGATGGGATATTTTCAAAAATGAACCCATCCAGACGGCCAGTGGTCTTTGTTATGTTTGGAGACGAATCGTGAATTCAGATGTATCCAGACAGACAGCGCTACTTGAGATCTTCGAGAAGCATCCCAAGATGATCATATTCTATAACTTCAACTATGAGCTGGATATTCTAAGAAATCTTACTTATGGAAAGAATGTGAAGATTGCAGAATGGAATGGACAGAAACATGAACCTGTTCCGACTGGGAAGAGTTGGGTATATCTGGTACAGTATACAGCCGGCGCTGAAGGATGGAACTGCATTACCACAGACACAATCGTGTTCTATTCGCAGAACTATTCCTACAAGATTATGGAGCAGAGTGCTGGACGAATTGACAGGCTGAATACGCCTTTCAAAGACCTGTATTACTTCCATTTCAGAAGCAGAAGCGGTATCGATCTGGCGATCAGCAGAGCGCTTAGGGAAAAGAAGAATTTCAATGAAACCAAGTACGTTGAAGGGAGCAAGATGGCGGCATGAGCTATCTGGTTGAAAACCTCCATACGAGCTGCGTTTACCGGGTGGAAAGCAAGAACCCTGTATCGCTTGAAATGGTATGGGACAGTCAAAAATACATGTTCAATCCTGGGACACAGGTGAAGATTACTGATCCTTTCGGCAACTACATGATATTTACGAGGTGACAATATGCGAAACATTGTATCCGATACGTTGCTTGTCGGCGTTGATTTCACGCATGGGCCGGATGCGGACGTGCTGATCGTCGGTCGCAAGAAGGAAGGCGAAGCGGTTGATATCGTAAACGCCTTTCAAGGACAGGAAGCACGTGATCTGTACGCAAAGCTGATCACGCAGAAAAAGAAACTTCAGTAAGTTGAGTAAAGGAGAAAAGCTATGGCTACTAACTATAAGAATCTTCTGTGTCATCTTTCCATTTCCGAAAGCACTCCAAAGATTATCGACGATACGAAAACGCTTCGTTTCGTTGGGACTGCAAACAGTGAAAACATTGTTGACATCACAGAAATGTTTGCAGTAAAGGTTATGGATGCTATTGATGACGAAATCGTCAAGAAAGTTATTGAAGAAGCGAAAGCTGCTGGCATCAATGACGTGTATCTGATGGACCGAAACTTTATTCGCAATGCGATTCAGAGGGCTATTACAATAAGAAATGAACCACCTTCTCTCAAGATGGAAAACAATTATCTTCACGCAAAGGCATATATTCAGAACGATCACATTATGACTCTTGAAGCGAAAGTAAAAATTCAGGAAGACGAAATCAAGAATCTTAAGAACGAACTCGCCAAAGCTCGTGGTGGATGTAAGCGCCTGAGAGAGGGTAATGAAGAACTTCAGAAATGCGTACAAACGATCAAGAAGTGCTTTGATGAGGAACGAGATGCCAGAATCAATCGGGATAAAGAATATAGCCAACTGTTTGTGGATCATGAAAAACTCAAAAATAAGAGAGAAACCCCTGAGTATCGCAAGTGTTATGTTGAAGGGCGCGAAGCATTGTTCCATGGTTGGTTTGCAGAGTCGTCGCAGTCATATTCGCAACTGATTGAAACAAAAACGGTTACTTATGGTCTCGTTGAATTCGAGGGTGGTAACTTGAAAAAGGTATCGCCGTTCAATATTCGCTTTGCTGATAACAAATGCATCAAAATGTGGGAGGGCAAGGAATGAGTACGATCGCATTCGCTCTCAACACACTCCTGGCATGTCTGATCATCATGCCGTTTGTCATATTCGCAGGCGCTATGCTGATTGGTTGTTATTTCAACATGAAGCAAAAGATGGCTGTAAAAAGTGCGAACAACTTTATCGATGCGGTAATCAATCGCCAGAAAGGAAAAGAATCCAATGCTCAAAAGAATCTTTGATCGGTTCTTTACCGACTTTCTGTTGGTCGTCATGCTGTTTCTGATGATAGCAGTTGCCGCCGTTAAGGGATATTACAAAGGCGTGCAATATGCGCTTGATAACGTGAAAGCCGTTCCCGTCGATGAAAGGATCGCTCTGATCGAAATCGACGAGGAGGCTTTTTCGTTTCTGAAGTGAGGCTCGAAATTCTATTACACAAAATTGTGTATTGCTATTGACATAATGCGCAATATTGTGTATAATCAAGACATCACTTACGAAAGGAGAGCGCGAATGTCACCACATGCGCAGGCGATAAAAGATCTCAAGAATGCCGGGTATGTCTTGGATCGACCGGGTAGTAAGCATGATATTTACTACAATGCCGATCTGAAAGTCATGATTCCTTTGAAAAGACATGACTTTAACGACAATGACCTGAAGTATATTCGAAGGGAAATTAGGAAGGCGAGCGAGAAGAGGGAGAGGTGACCTCTCTCCCTTTCTCCCGTTTACCTCGTCAGTGGTATGATGGTCGGAACTGCATTCGCGAAGACTTCTTTCGCATAAGGGTGTAAAAGAAATAATAGAATAATCATCAAAAGAATCAAGAAAAGAGGAGCAACATGAAGTATTTGTATACCGCTGTATTAGAGCCGTTCGATGATGGCAGCGGATACCATGTCACCATCCCAGATTTGCCTCATTGCGTAACCTCTGGTAAAGACCTTGCCGACGCTATCGACATGGCCACCGATGCTGCTTCTGCCTGGATTTGCAGTGCAGAGGATCACAACATTCCCATCAAAGAACCTACGCCTCAAGACGAATTGGAAATCAATTCAGATGCACTTCGAACCATGATTCAAATCGACACGATCAAGTATAGGGCACTAACTGACACTCGTTCTGTCCGAAAGAATGTTTCCCTACCTGCTTGGCTCGCAACTCTGGCTGAGCGCGAAGGTGTGAACTGTTCTCAGGTATTGCAGGAAGCACTTCGTACTCGATTTGGTATTAGTTCGATTTAACGCACCTAAAATTCATATTCTACGAACCGCTCACCGGGAGACCAACCGGCATGGGTGGTTCTTTTTTGTGTGTTTTGAATTTAAAAAAGGAGAAAACCATGATTAAAATCGAAAACGTTGAGATTCAGGGATTTGAACCCGCGATGCGTGGTATGCGCAATCCGAAGAACAGCTGGGATCGAAGCGACAGCGGATATTGCAATGTATTGGCGTATACCGAACCGTCTGAAGAGCGCTGTATGGGCTGTCCGATGTGGACGGGCAAGGATGATACTCCTATCGAAAATGCTTCGTCGGATGACGTTAGCGTGTCTTCCTGCGGCATGATGAACAATGAAGCATGGAAGTCGTACACAACTGGCTTTGTAATTGGTCCTAACGATCATGAGCTCGCTATGAAGCTTTCTGCCGGTGGTCCGGTGCATGCGAAGTACCGCAGGATGATCGTCGTCTGGGTCGATATTACTGCGCCGCTTTACTGGTGGAAGGAGTTTGACACCTATAAGGTGGGTACGGTCGCTAATAGCTGCTCTACGATGCATAAGATCCACGCGAAGGAATTCACGTTAGATGATTTCAGTCATGAGCATCTAATGACTGATGAACTTTCCGTGTTGAGGACGATTATCGAATCGCTAAATGTAAATCGAATCGATTTCCTTGCAACTAAGGACAAAAAATACTGGTGGCAGATGATCCAGCTTCTTCCTAGCACTTATAACCAGAGGCGGACAGTCATGTTCAGCTATGAAATGCTGGCCAATACAGATATATGGCGTTCTGATCACAAGCAGGATGAATGGCGTGATTTCTGCAAGTGGGCTTTGTCACTTCCTTACAGCGAGTTTTTCCATAAGACTAAAGAAGAACTCAAAGGATGGATTTATGATCGAACCGAAGTTGTTTGTCCATACTGCGAATCCAGATTCAATGATAATATTCATTTTATGAAAAATGGAGTTGACTATACGGTAAAGCATTGTCCGGAATGTGGGAAGAGGATCAAGACATGAGTAAAGAAGAATACTATTGCCCATATTGTCATCCAACCGATCCGATACCTCTCAATGTCGAAACAATCAAATACAGCGGACTCGAATTGACACTGCTTCGTAATGGAAGTAATGCTTTTCGGGTCCGTCATTTTTCTGATGAAAACTGCGAGATATTCGATCATCAGGAAATCGTTTTGATCAACAACTGTCCAATGTGCGGACGAAACCTGTATTTAAGAAAGGAAAGATAACTATGAAGCGCATTTTTAAGTATATCGTTCTCATTTCCATGCTGACTGTAGCCATGTTTATGATGACTGGATGCAACGTTGAAGCGACCGGTTCCGAAACAGATATGGCAAATACGATTGCAATTGCTGGAAATCTGGCTCAGCGTCAGCCTACTCCGACGGATATCCAATATTCGCTAGAGCGCTATAACCTGATCCGTCGTGCCTATTGGGTAAATGGTATGCGTGATCGTGCTGCATCACTCACTTGTCCGGTAGAGAAGCCGCTCAGTTATGTTGTTCTCTTTGCCGGAAACGCACTTGTTGGCCGATTCGTTGTTGATGGTAAGGTATCCAGCCTCAATTCTTATCTTTCTCCGGACAGTGAGTATTATGAGCAGGATTATGGAGCGGAAGGTGCATCTTACGGCGATGGCAACGACTGGCTCGCTGATGTCGATGGTTCGTACGGAGAAAATGATGACGGTATTTTCTTCTTTACGCCTGATGGTCGATATATCGAATGGACAGGAGTGTATCTATATTCTGATATCCCGTTTGAAATCAATAATCCGGT